GTATGCGCAGCAATAGTTGTATTATTAACAGTTATATTATGTGTATGTGCAGGTACAACATTCATAACTTTTGGGTCGTGTGAGCCACCTGACCCTCCACCAACTGTTGTTACTCTGAGAAAGTGATCAATCCATGTAGATATTAAATTCCAACCAGATGGTGGTGATGGGTTCAAAAATAATAACCTAGACCCAGAAGGTATAGCTGATGTAGCAGCATTAATTTGGGTTTGTATGTTACTAGTAACTCCTGAAAGGTAATTTATCTCTGCTTCAGTAGCAGTTATAGGCACGGCAAATCCGCCTGCAGCAACACCAGGGAATTGAGTTTTTAATATAGATTTTATAAGGCGTAAATGATCGTCACCCTGGTTTACTGGATCACCAGATGTTGGGTTTGTTACTGATAATTGCGCAATTGTTGTACCTGTTTCGAGTCCCATTATATTCTACCTATGCTGTTGTTAGTCTAACTGATCTAGTTACACCATCAGACCCGCGCTGCAAAAAATCAAAATGAGTATCGTCTACCCAGCGAAGCCCAATAGTTAAGTTTTCACTCATAGTTACTACAGTTGCAGGATATATAATAGGTTTTACTACATGAAGTCTTTGCACCTTGTGTGTTGCATCACCAATATCTAATGTATTATCAGTGCCAGGTCGAAACCCGGCATTATTAAATTCCCATTCAGTATTCTCAGTAGCAGAACCTGGCACAGATGATACTAGTCGCAAAGTATTCTTATTTGTACCTGTATTACCTAATAATGCCCATTCAAAGTATCCGAGGTCCGTATCAGTTAGTGTAGTGCTAGAACTACCACGCCTATCTGCCATCTTTACGGATGCTACTTTTGTAGAAGATGTTCGACTACCCTCGACTTTTACCGTCCCTGTTCCTGATGTACCAGTCCCTATTGTGCGGTTAATTAAACCATTTCCAGAGAATATAGACTCCCTATCATTCCAACTAAAGGCAGGTGGATTAGTAACACTATACCCAGTGTACGTTATTTTTGCTGTAGACCCCGCTTTTATTACTTGTTTACCAAGAGCTGTTATAGCCTCACTCGTTTCTCTCCCTAGTGCAGTAACAGCTGAATTAAAAGATTGCCCTATTGCCTCAATAGCTGATGCCTCAACATCCCACGAACCGGTGCCGGATGCAATAAACTTAATAAATGGTATAGTGCCATCATGCACAGGACCGGGAGTGGCACCATTAGCATGATAAAAACCTTCAGGAAATTCATGACTTACAGAGTTTACAGCATCAAAGACAAACACACTATCATGAGTCGGTGTTGCTGCAAATACATATTTATTGCCTATCCATTGGCTGGAAAATGAATCTAATAGTACTATACGACCTTTATCAATATAGTTATCATTGAATGTGTGTGCCGATCCTGCAGTTATTTCTATATTGACTGAGTTAGTTATGGGCACATCAATACCAGAATTGCCATTATAAAAATGATTGCTATTAACTAAACAAGTGTTGCCAGAGAGTGTTAATCCTTTGCCGCAATATCTTATTATATTATTGAAGACTTTTGTATCGACTGTATCAATAATAATGCCAACACCAACTCTTAGCGCTGCTGTTGACTGGCTTTGAGTTATTAAGCAGTTAATGATTCTTTGGTCACCATCTGACGCACTGTTTAACTTTATGCCATAACTAAGAAACGATTTTATTTCTAGGTTTTCATATTTATTGTTGAATCCACCAGACTCAGCTTCTATACCGTTTGCTAAAAATGCACAATCAAATAAAATATTTGCTACTAAAATTCTCAGTCCAGTCTTTAACCTTAAAAGTGCAAGTGACCCTGTGCCATCAGCTGTGAATGTACTATCAGCAGTTATTGTGCCATTTGTTATTATTATATCACCATTATTTATTACCAATGGTTTATCAATCATGTGCTCGTATCCGCATAGATCGACTATTGGCGGACCAGTAATTACTTTGGCGACATCAATAACGGCTTGTATCTTAGTTGTTACTATAGATGCACCACCTATAGCGCCAGCCTGAGCAACTGAAAATATATTATTATGTATAAGTTTCCATCTACCGCCATCTGATGCAACATGCACTAAGAAGCCATCTGCAGTAGATGTTGTATCTGCTAAATCCAACCAGTAATAACCATGTCCACCATCCCTTATGCTAAAATAACCATTTGTAGCAATAACTTTTTGGCCTGTCTTTGGCTGTAAAATTAAATCAGCGATAGTGTCTACGTGTGTAATAAGCCTATTTAATTGAGCCTCAAACACAGTTATTGGTAAGGCATACCCAGAGCCACCAACACCTGGAAATGTTGCTTTTAGCACTGCCTTAATAAGTCTAAGGTGGTCATCACCAGAACTTATCATGTCAGCATCTAATGGGTTAGTGTCTACTAATCCTGCTATTGTTGTTGTTGTTTCTAAGCCCATCACGCCACCCTTACAGTTAATGACTGACCAGACCAATGAGATAGATAATCATTGTCTGCTATTTTTGTTAAAGACTCATTAAACCTTTGTTCCCACAGCATAGCCGCTTCTGCATCTTTTACAAAAGAAAATATCTCAACACACAAACCAAAGATGTAACATTCTGGATTTAACTCGGATACCCAATTTGTCGTCGCAGTAGAAGTTAAACTTGGCAATCTTTTGTAGTAAGATATAGATAGCGTATTGTCTATAACATCTGCAGCAGAAGGTATAAAACCTAGTGTTAAAGTATTACCAATAATAGAATATCCATACACAGAATTATTAACAGGGTCATCTTTGGCTGCATCGACTTCTTCTGGTGTTAATAGTGATAATGACTTATTTACACCAGAACCCGTATAGCGAATATCAACCAATGCTTTATATGCTGCCGGTAAAGTATAATCTACAACATTTTCTTGTAGTGCAATTGACTCTGTTGCAGTCATACTTTGTACAGTTAATACAGTATTTATCCTTGATTCAACTATACGTAAGAAAATATCTATCTTATTAACTGTACCAACATCGCTCCTATCTGCATAAGATAGCGCTGCATCTACTATTTCGGCATAATTCATTTCATTTGCCCTGATAATTTTAATAGGTCATTTGCCAACTCAATAACTTCATCTTTAGTAAGTCTTACATCACCAGAGTCAATATTAGAGTTTGACAATACCACTTGTGACTCATTTACCAAAATGATGTCAAAAAGGTTATATCCATTAAGTCCTAGTTTATCTAACATAATAATTATACATTTAATTTAAAACAAATAGTTCCAGACGGTGCCATGATGGCGGTATAGTCGGCTTGGGTAAGGTATGGCATCAATTGCGACTATGAGCAGCTAAATTAGTCAATCTGTTCAAAATATGCACGGCCCCATTCGATAATGCCATCGCCTGTATATCCGAGAACCAAGCCTGCCCTTTCCCGAACTCACTCGCAGTAGGCTTAGAGGTTGTTTCGGTATCAAATTAACTATATCCGCACATTCTTACATATTCAGAATATGTCGGAAAAATAGCCGTTCCCGCAGCTTGCTTGGCAGCATAATCATCAATCACTAGTCGGAAATCTGACACCCTCGCCTCGCTAGAATTTGGCGTTGCTGAATCTTCTACAATAGAGTGTAAATACATACCACCAGAACCTCTATGGGCAACAAGTTTGTTGGCATAGGCGATTAATGTTGCTGAATCTCCTGGCGTTATACCATCACCAGCCGCACCCATAGCCATACAAGTTGGACAAAGAAATGGATATTCAACATTGGTGCGCGTTCTACGTAAATATTTATAACCCAAGTCTGCAAGCACTCTACGCAGTAATATGTTTTCCTCCCCAAATGGTGCAACATAAATATCTGCACCCCTATTAAATCCATTATTTGCTAAGTATGTTTTAGGCGGTAATACTTCGGTTAAAATTTCATCGTAACTAAGACTTACGCCGACCGCAACAGTGACACCCGCGTCTTTGTTTAGCACTACCGAATTCACTTTTGTCCATACGTATTCTGTTGCGCACTGTGTATTAGTAAACTGTGGGAAGGTAACTGTGCGCTCTATGCCATTTTCATCTATTCCATTAATGGTAACGTATATGTATGAGGCTGATGGTGAGGAAGCGTATCTAAATACAATGCACCTAGGTGCATCGAAAACTGCATTGGCAATAGTGCCATTAAGAGTAAGAGGGACTCCAGCTGATGCTGTCTGAGCTGTTGCTATCTGGTTACAAGGGCCAACATCGCTAAGTGTTACTCCATAACCAAAAGAAACGTGCCGGTGACTGTGTGAGTGGTTTACAATATCCCATCCTGCCTTATAAACATCCTGCATTTGTCTTAGCTTCATACGACCTGTTTTTTCGATCGTGTGAGTGTTGATAGCCATCGTGCCTCGCAGTCCTTTTTTCTGCATATAGGTAAAGCCTTCGAGATACGACGACTCATAGCCATCATCAAAGGTTATTGGGATAGCGGTTATATTCATTGGGTTTGCATAACAGCCCAAAACGGTCAATTTGGTTCCTGCTGTAAGTTTCACAACCAGCCTGATTCTGTCTATATAGCTACCTATACGCACAGAACCGTCACCTGTAACCCCTGTATCGAGCAGAGAGCCTAGAACATACATAACCGCCTGCCCACCTCCCTGATTTACTGGGGCCGCTCCAGCCGTGTCAGGGCTTGCTACAGACAAATAGCCAGCGAAGTTTTTGGCTTGTGTTGTGACTTCGGTTCTGAACGATGATATTCCTCCAGGGTCAACCATATGCAGGAGCCAACATATAACAGTATCCGCCTCTAGACGAAATGGGGCTGCGCAGTTAAACGTAAGTGTCGACTGGATATTTTCGCCCGTATTTTGAGTAATAGTGACACCACGACCTCCATAGGCGGTGCTCGTCGCTAGTGTGGCACCTGCACCTGTTGTGGAAGATGTTAGTGATGACGTACCAGTTAAAAACTCATTAAATGCGATGCCATTAGTTTTATACAGATCACCTTCACCAGTGACCGCCCACGTTACACCATCACTATACCCAATCGCGCCAATATCTCTAAACCACGCCTGACCTTTGCCAAATGCAGATGCAGATGGCTTTCCGGCCCAAGTTAACTCTTCTAGTACTTTCGTTACAGGGATACCTTCGACATTAGTTTTAATCCAATTTATACCATTATTTATTAGTGCCATTTATGCGGTCCTCTATGTCTTTTAGTTTAGACTCTATTATGCTTTCAAACAAGAATAATAACCTTGTAGCCATGTGGCCACTAACTCCTGATAGCGCGGCACAAATACCCACTGGATATTCAAATGATTGTGCTGTCATAAAAACGCCTAGCCCTACAAAACCGCTAGTAAATGTTTCACCGATTAGTTCAACAATATTAAATGCTCTTGTTTTACGTTGTTTCACTTTACTGTACCAGCTTACTATGCCGCCAGCCACTGGCATCGCTATTGCTAATAACCATGTACTTAACTCCCAAGCAGTTGGATCTTTGTCTATCATATATTACACACTACAATTAATGACTGAAAAACTTTTAACAGTCGCGCCAGATATCGGCGATTGTGATGTTATTGTGGCTCCAACACCATGTATATTTATACCTAAATTTAATGCCGACAATGTAGTTGTGGCAAGTGATAAAGTCATTCCTACTACATTTGGCACATTAACGTCTAAAGGATTTTTTACCTTCATACGTAATACTGATTTGTTATATGTAGTAACTTGGTACTTAGCTGTCGGCAATACTTTCATTAGTTTTTACCTTGGACTAAACACATTTTACCGTCAGTTGTTTGTAAAAATCGTAGTAACTCTTTTTCGGCAACTTTTGAGTCTCTACTGTTTAAATCAAACCCATTTCTTAGTGCTTTATCCCAAACTATTAGTGGGATAGATGCGACTTGGCGACCCCAAGTACCACCCTCATTGTCCTTACCTAAATCATGTAATGCACCTGGGTTATTACGGAGCCTGGCATTACGAGCCAAAATCATATCTTCAGTTGGCTGAGTCATCTTATGGCACAATTCTGTGCCATGCTCTAAAAACTCTGATCTAAATATTTCGTCCATTTTAAACTCTACTCAATTTATCTGAGTGATTCTGTAATTCAGCACGAGTCGCTATACCAATAGCACCCGGTTCGATGCGGCCTTTTGCTAAATTGATTGTATTTGTCGATACATTTTCTACTTTAAAAGTATCAGTAGATTTTTGTACAACTGGTTTTTCAGTCGCTTTTTCTTTTTCTTTTTCTATTGCCATGACAGTATCCTAATTAAATAAGTTAAAACCATGCCACAAGAGGAGTAAGCTTGTGGCATGTAAAATCCACCGATTTTGTTTTACGCAGTCATAGTGCCGGCAGGGTTGATGTCACCGATAATTGCCTGGGCCTTTTGATTCAGTACTTTAAGAGTCCAGTCAACATGCATTTGACGATTTTCTGCAAGACCTGTCTTTGCCAATGGTTCTGTTTTATACCCACCCATATATGACAATTCAAGATATGAAGGGTCAAGAATGAACACATCAGCCACAGTAGCAACACCGGAGTCAGTATGTGTTGGTTGCAACCTATTAGCCACCATTCTAAGTGTGCCAAAATCGGTTACGAATACATTGATTGCGCCCATTGCAGTAGCTTTAGCAGACTTGCCTTCAATGTCACTCATCAATGTAGCAATACGTGCAGAAGAACTGAACATATATTCAGAAATTCTAGCAATAACACCAGATGTTGACATCAGTACACTTGAATCGCCACCTTGATCGAACACACTTTGCACAGCTGTCCTTACCAAAGTTTCAGTAAGTACACGAGTTGCAGTTGGTGTGCGTGCCACAGTTAACCCAGTAGCAGTGTTAAATCCACCTGCTGTACCGCCAGTTGCATGGTTAGTGACGATCCAAGATGGTAGACCACCAACTTTACCTGCAGTAGCATTGCCATCATCGGCAACAGATGCCTGGTTTAATAATGAAATAGCCTCAACATCTCGACGAAGTTCTTGCTGACGACGAGACAGTTGATATGCCAGTTCTTTTGCACGACCAATAACATCTGAGTTGTCTGCACGAGTCGATGTTCTTACAACTTTATCAGAGATTTGTGAGTGATTACCAACTCTTAACCCAACTACAGTGTTATTGCCAGATGCATCTGCGCCATCAACATTTGAATTTGCCGTGTCTGGTGCTGCCAGTGAATCTGTAGTCCATTCAGCATAGGAGTTCTTGTGCGTTCCTGACCCAATCATATCAGTAAATGGCAATGGGATTTTGCTAATATCCCAAATTTTGTTCATTACATCTTCGCGGATTAATCCGCCCCTGGTGACTGCCTTTAAATCGGCACTATCTAAATTTGCGGTACTCATTTCATTCCACCCAATAGGATTTCGGCCATTGCTTCAGTTTGAAGTTCACGACGCTTAGTCGAATTCTTTTCAACTTTAGCTTTAGCAGTTAAAATTTCAAGTTTTGACTTTTTCTTTACCGGCACACCATTTGATTTTTGAAATTTAGGTATAGGAGTAGTTAATTTTTTCTCTGCAAACTTCTTGCCTTCCCTATATGCTTTTGCATCTTTTAAAACTTCAAAGATTCGAGCATCTTGTATATTCGCAAAATCATTTTTGTCGAACCCATATGCTTCTTCAATGAATGTTTCAATTTCAGTAAGAGCTTTCTTAAATACTTCTGGCTTTGCCCATGTAGGGTTTTTCTCGATAACTTTTTCAACTTGTTGCTTCAAATACTCTTGCATTTGTGCTTGAGATTTTTGTTGCATAACTTGTTGTTCTTGTGTACTTTCTTGCTGTATTGCATTTTTTACTTGCTCAATTTCCGAACTTTTAAGTTGGAAATCTTGAATAAGTGCAGCATATTCAGCAGGATTTGTGTACCGAAGTTGTTCCCAATTAATATTTTGGAAGTCCTTAAGTAGGTTACTTTCCAAATGAGCAGTAAGTTTATTTACAGCCTCTAATTTTTGAGTATATTCAGTTGCAATGGTAGCACGAATCTCATCAAACTCTTTACGCTCTGCTGCAAGAGTTTGTGCTTTATTCGTATTGCTTTTATTAAACTGATAACCTGCAATTAGTTCATTAACTGGTACTGTATCGATCTTACCATCTACTTTGACATTAATGCCAATAACCTCTCCGTCATCAGATAAGGCTATTTTTGAATCATCAATGCCCAATACTTTGCCCCAAGATAAATCTGACTCATCGCCTTCTTGGGTTTCTTCGTTTGAAGCTTCTTCTAACTCTTCCTGCTCTTCATTGGATTCATCAGTTTGGGTGGAGCCCTCCTCTAAATCTTGGTCTTCAGGTTCATTATTAGTTACTTCGTCATCATCTATGCCAACTAATAAGTTAGCAATTTCTGACATCTTATCAGTGCTCGCCGATGGGGTAGAGCTTGTTGCTTCGATGGCCATTTTAAAATTCCTTAATAACTACAAGTTTCGAATAGTTTTTGTTTCAGTAAATAACCTTCTAATGCCCAAATTTTATTACGAGCATTTTCTTTGGCCACTTTACGACCAATTTCTACATCAAAATTTTCTTGACTGACGGCAGCACTTTCACCGACTACAGTATAACCATTTTTCAATTTTAGGCAACATACTGTTACAGTAGTACCAGGAAATATGTAGTATAGCTCATCTACAATAGTGCCATCTATAGCAGAAGGTGTAAGTCTTGGCGCATTGAGATTTTTATCTTGTATCTCTTTTTCAATTTCTTGTTCATTCATATTATACTCCTAATTGTTTCTTGGCAAGTTTGCCAGTTTCTATGGCAGATAATATGCCTGCCACCATTTCATCCAATGCTATTTGTTTAAATTTTACCAAATGACACTGGTCTATACTTGCATCTAAGAACTCTGTATAGAGTTCTATTTGTTTTTGCTCAGTGTATTCCTTCATAAATTGGTTCCAAGCAATTTCTGCCTTAGCACCAATTCTTACTTCTTCCTGTAGTAACTCCTCATTATTGTTGTTCACTAGTAGCCTCTAGATTCTGTTGATAATTTTGTTCTTCTTGTTGTTTAGAAGCAATTTCAAGTTCTGTAATCTTTATTGCAATATCTGCAGCAAGTTTAGTGTAGTCAAACTCGAATTTTTCATCTTTTTCTTGTGCATTTGCAACTTGTTGCACCATTTTGAGTTCTGCTTCAAGTTGTGCCAATTGAGACTCGTAAGTTTGTTTCTCCATTTCGCGTTGATGCTTTGCGGCTTCAACTTGTCCTTTAAGTGTAACATTATCTTGTGCAACTTGTGCTTTGAGCATCTCTGCCTGAGCTAATTGCACTTGCATTTGTATCATTGCTTGTGCTTGTTGCTCTTCTTTTTGCTGTTGCATTTGAGATTGCTGATCTACTTGCATTTGCTTGTCTTGACCAACTTTGCTAGTTGGATCAATAAAGTATTTTGCAGCACCATTTAGACCAGAGAACTTACAGAAGTCATCAATGGCAGAATAAATCTTATCTGGTGTAACTATCGCCTGGCCTGGTACTTGTAGTGCTTGTGCTTGCATCTCAATAATCTTTGAGATAGCTGCCAATTTGGCTGTTGTGTCTCCAGACCCAGTACCAACACGCACTGTCGACTCAGAGCGCTCAGACCACTGCGAAGGATTGACTTGAACCCATTCACCTCTAAATTTAAAGTTCTCGATTGTATCGACATGTTTCCTAGCAAGGTCTCTTATTTTTAGACAAAGTGGCTTAATACCTGTTTCGGCAAATACTCTAACTATTAATCCAACTAATTCTTCTTTGGCCGACATAAGTCGTTCGACACCTTGTGACCCAACTCTATCGCCAATATTCTGTGGTGTTGCTGAACCTTCTGCTGACACACCACTACGTCCGGCACGTACTTCATCAAGATAGCGCATAAACTCAAACGCTTCCATACCAAGTTTGGGTGTATTAATTGGAAACAATGCATCTGGTCGTGTCATACGTACTATACCACCAGGTCTAGACACCAATAGGTCATCTATGTTGACTTGACCTGTTATCACACCCATTCGTTGGTTATTCTGTAAGTATATGTTATCCTGTATATTGCGTATCAGTGATGTCTTATGATCTTGTAATTCTTTAAGTCTATCATAAATGGATAGACCTTGAAACTTGTGAGACATCAATATTGCAGTAGTGCTGATCCATGGGCAATCTGCTATTTCTTCTTTTGATAAAAGAGTAGAAAACACATTGTCATTACCTGCACATGTAACTTTGACATATTCTGCAATACCGTCACCATCCATATCCATATACAGAAAACATTCTGCTACTTGAACAAGTCGCATAGCATCATTTTCTATCGTCCATGATTCATTAACTACAGAGTCTTCGCCTTGAAGTTGAAAGCGATAGTCAGATTGGTTTATAAAACCAGATGACAACTCTGATAGTACATCTTCTGCAATACCATCTTCTCTTAGTTGCGAGATGGTTTTTGTAGTAATATGCGCAGTAAATCTTGCGTGTGATAAATCAATTGAGTTATGGTTTGAATTTACACGAAACTCTTCTGGTGGTACAGGCTCTATTTTTATGCATGGTTTATTATATTCTGTTTTTACATTTACAGAGTATGAAGTCTGTGGACCAAACATTTCATCATAGTATTGATTTTCTTCTACACTAATAACTTCTAAATTTGGTGTAGCTAATAGCATTTGAAATTGTTCTTGTGTCAATCCACTATAACTTTCTTTTTGTGTATTATTGTATGTTTCATAATACACTTTAAGTATGCCGTTACGCTGTAATAGTGCATCTTTTACAAATTGATGTATAGCAATAAAGCCAGGATTCTTTTTCATAAGTATGTTATAGACATACTCTGATTCTAATTCTGCTTGTCGCTCATCATCCTGTGATTGGGCATCAAAAATAACTATTTCATTTGTTTGGGTAAATGACTTCATTATTTGTGGCATAATCCACTCAATGGAGTCTGCTACATCTAAAGATGTGAGTGTAGATCGACCTTCAACCTCAGTGCCGTTTGGTTCACCAAGATAGTATGCCAGTGGCGTTTCTAAATTGTTATTAACTGGAGCATTATCTAGCTCATAGTTAATTATATTTAGTATGTCATTATCATCCATTATCATTATTATTTACTCTTAAGTAAATTTTCTAAATCTTTAACATACGGTCTTAATTCTGGAGTAACTGGCGCATTAAATTTACCCTTTACTTGAACCATCTTTTTATTAATTGGGTCCCATTCTGCTGTTAATATAGGCTTATTATCTGGGGATCTAAGTGAAAATATCTGTGCCTCACCTCTTGCAACTTTACCTTCATATGTTGCCACACAGTGCCCTTGTGTTACACCTTCTACTCGTAATGCTGCCGGCTCTACTAATTTGTTCCATGTTTGGCCGTTTGGTAATTCTTTGACTAATTCTTTTTTGTTTAAATCTATGGCATTTTGTCCTGCAAATTTAGCTTTTTCTGCGGCGGCAGCTGCAGCATCATCGGCACGTATTGTATTGCGTATAATGTCAGAAAATGATGCCCTACCAGTTGTCGGGTTCATATCCTGTAAATGGTCTAAATAGTAGTTACCAAGCATATTACCTGAATTAAATACATTAATTTTATCTTTATTAGCTTTATAATATGGGTTACTTGCCACTTGCTCCATTATTTTATTGTTCGCCCTATCTTGTATACTCCATATATCTTCTGCAGTTGGGTCTACACGTTTTAATCTATTTGGATTTACAATATTATCTACACCATTTAAATCATTAAGATTCTCAAAGAATTTACCGGCAGGTGTAGTTGCTACTTGTTGTGTACCGAATTTGTTTCTCGCATGATCTGCTAAGGCTTGTATTTCACTTATATATTGATTTGCCCTTGGCGTCATTTTTACACCATCTCTTAAACGCGATATAATAGTACTCTGCGATAATGCTGAATAAGGTGTAACTTTTTGTGTGTAACCTAATTTTTTACTTACTTTTGGTAGGCTCGGACGTAATTGTGGAAAATGATGTATATTATCACCTATACGTATTTCTTGTGCAGTACTTATTGGTCCACCACTATCAACATACTTAACAAGTTCATCTTTGTCTGTTAACCAAGTATTTTTTCTATAGTTAGCTAACAACTTCTTTATGGGGGATAGTTGTGTATCTAGACTATAAGGTGTTACTATATCCTGTGGGCGTTTTATTGACCCTAATACACCAAGTCCTGTCGGAGCGAATGGTAGCGCACCTGTCTGCATTAATTGTGCCAAGCCCATACTAGCTTGTATCGCATTATTGGCTGCTATTGGGTTACCGTAAGGAATCATTGGCGCATTACTTACTGTATTAACCTGATCTTGTAACCAATTACTTGCCTTATTTAGTCCTTCTATAGGGTGCATTATTGAACTTGCAATTACACTATCATTGGGCCCATAGTGTTGTTGCCCAAGTTTTGATTGGTTTATTAGTGCCTGTAGCGTATTAGCACTTTGTGGTATACCTGCAAATAAATCTTTAAGTAAAGAACTCATCTATAACTCGCCATTTGTTTTGAGTAGTCTATTGCTTTCATACCATCCAGTCCTCCGATGACTCTTGCACCACCGACAGCACCGAGGAATAAATACTGTAATGCGTCTCCTGCATGAGAGTACTGTCCTTTGTCTGGCTTATCTTGGAACCTCTCCTCACCAGAGACTTGCATCCGTTTAAACTGATATCCGCCTGCACATGCTGTACGCACAGTAGGTGCGCCCTGTGTTATTAAGAACGCCGGTTTACCACTGAAGTCAAGTCGTTGCATGTAATCTGCTACTGCTTCACGACGTATACTGTAATCATTTGTGTATGTGGGATAAGCAATAATACCTTGATTGGCAAGGATCATATAAGGTGTTTGCTCATCTGTATCAGCCCTATGCTCTCCGGCAGGGTCACCATAAAAATTAAATGTACCAAGTTTGACGTGTTCTGGATAGAATCTTTGTAACTTCTCCTTAAGTATTTTACCAAAGTTCATAGCACCCATATTAAACGTTACCAACTCGTCGAACACGACCATGCGACCTGTAGGTGTTATCTGACCAAACACTGCTGCTGGTGTCAGACCGAAGTCTAGTCCGACCTCTATAGGTAGAGCTGTATCTGGTGTGTACTTAGTGGGGTTGTAATGTACATCATCCTTGTATTCTGGCCACACAGGCAAACCATCCGCTATAAAACCATATTGACCATGTACGTACACTTTTATCCACTCCTGAGTTTTTCCTTGCATCATGTTCTGATAATACCCTTTTACTAAGTTACGTTTATTTTCAGCATTAGGACTGATGCCAGATGGTTGATGAAAAATCCTATGGTTAGGTGGTAGTTTCTCTTCAAATGTCTTGTAGTACCAATGATCTGTTGGCGGCGGGTTCGTATCCATGATCACACCATGAAACGACGGTCCATACAGTCGTCTGCAATTATCTGGGTCTGACCAATAGTTTGGATCAGTCTTGTCTAATATTGTTTGTGGGTATCTACCGCAACGACCTTGTACCATCTCAAATACTGCTTTTGCTATCTCTCTTGCTTCATTTATCCAGGCTGCTGTTATTTCGAGAGATAGTAATTTCTTAATGTCATCCGGTTTGTCTAGTGCACGAAATAAAAATTCTGTGTCTACCACTGTGCCATCGGGTAGCTCTTGTTCTAGTTTAAAAGACATATTAAGAGTGGACCAGTGCCCTGTTTCTTTTGGTATCCACATAAAGAATGTACTTATTGTTGTGTCTAGTAATTCTCTATATGTATTGCGTATTATGGCAAATTTTGTATAACGTACCAATCTGCCATCTTTGTCCTCTATAGCTTGTTGATCCATTGCTATTAACATTAGATCAATTACACAAGTTACACTCTTACCACTCCCAATTGGGCCGATGATAGTTCTTACAAAGCCAGTTTCTGAATTTCTAGCTTCGTGGAACTTTTTACCGGTGGGAGATGGTATATATATCATAGTGTTATAGCCGATTTTTTGAGAATTATATCATAGAATTTGGGATGTGTCAAGATATATTTTAAATTTTTTTAATTAAATCAAGTGCTTACAATGATGTTATATGCAGTTTAGCAAAAATTTTTACCTGTTTAGCAAAATTTTTTCTAAAGCCAATTTTATTCACCAGTTTAGCAAAAAATTTTTTTTCTAAAACCGATTTTATTCGTGAGGTAGACCTCAGTCATTGTCATCGCGCTAGTTCCCCCCCCGCCTATGCGTGCGTCTGCGCCTGATAGCAAGCCTCCGCCTAAGGAGCCATCGCACAACTATAAGCCATTGATTAGCATAAGATAATAAATCATAAAATCATTTGATTTTATGATTTATTTATGATAAGATATAATATCTTTAAGAAGCTATAAACCTTCTTAAAGATATACCTATCATAAGATAGACATTATAATTATATAGAGATAAGAAAATGAAATTAGAATTATTAAAGAAGATTGCTTTATCAGATAAATATGCAATGAGATTGAATGAGGCAGAATATAGATCATTGATAGATGAAGCTATCGCAAAGATAAAGAAGATAGATAATGAAGAAGATCAGAGCAAGAAATTCAGAGAGCTATTAATGATGGAGCCATTAATCATTGATGAAGAAGATATTGATATGATCTTAGAAGATTATGATTCAGAGAATAAAAAGATTCAATTCTAAGGAGAGATAATCTCGAATTGATCTATTGATATAGATTAGAGATTATCTCTCCTTCTAGGCCTATAGAATCTCTTAGAATCGATATTCTAAGAGATATTCATAGAGAAAATTCAAATATCCAAAAGATTCTCACGTGCGTGCGTGCGTGCGTGCGTGCGTGCGTGCGTGACTAATCTGACACGACTTATAGACCTATATGGCAGACTTTTGATAAATGAAAAAAGATTTGACAAAATCATAAATCTATGAAATAATGATCTCACCCGTTTAGAGATGGGTACTCTATTAACACTAATGTAAAGGTAAATATCATGACTACATACAAACAAACATTAAAAACAACTGAAGAAGAAGTGGTTGAGAATAAAGAAGTGGTTGAGAATAAAGAAGTGGTTGAGAAGAAAAGAATTATCAATCGACCAATATTCTGCTACGTTAATGACAAACCATACAACAGTTTGTGCGATGCATTGAGACAACACAACATATCATTGGACAAAAAGACTTCACCGTGGTTCAAGATTAACCGAGAGTTGAAGAAACACGGTGAATACCAATACGAATCATTGAAGTTCTCACTTCCAAAATAAATCGATTCTAAGAGAGAAAATCGATAATCGATAGATTGATATTGATTTTCTTTTTTCTCTCTAAAGATCGAATGATTAGGGGATAGAATCGATATTCTGAGAGATAATCTTAGATGAAATTTTCAATATATTTGAGAGATATGAATTAATACTATGAGTAGCCTTGAATTGTTAGAATTAATGTGGTTAGGTTGGCTATTATTGCTAATAGCCATAATCAATAGGAGTACACCAAAATGAATACACCAATGTGGCTTATAGCATTATTAATTGTTTGGTTCGTCGAGCTCGTCACCAGATACTGGCTCGGTTGAATTATATCCGCCTTCAAGGTCAATAACTAGTCGTGTGAAGTTATTGGCCTTTTCTTTTATCTCAAGAGCTTTCAAGTCAGGCATACATTTACGCAGAATAGTTGTTAAAATGTTGGCTTGGAACTGTAACCTAACTAAATCCTCTAATTCGCAAGTCTTACTTTGTTCACCAAGGTTTAACAGACCTTGAATCGCTGCACCAGGGTCGAGCGTTTCTCGGAGCTCTTCGGCACGGAGACCTGCTTTAACTTTCTTGTCTGAAAGTACCCTTAAATTATACTTATACTTTATATCTTCAACGTTTATATCCATTTGTGTTTACCTATATGAAATAATGTTAAAATAACCTCAAAATTGTTAAAAGGAACCGAAAGAACCAGAAAGAACCACGAAGAATGCTCTATAAATCATTGATTTTAAAGAGAAAATCGAGATTTTGAACCAAGAACCTAAAAAATAAAAAAAATATATATATAAATAAAAAACTAACATTCTCTTACTCAACTCATTTCTTTATTATATATATTGGTTCTTTGGTTCTATCTTAATATTATCTAATAAAATCAATAAGATATATCAGAACCAACCCGATACCCTTTAGAGGTTCTTTCGACCCAATCTTGGTCCTTTTAAGAAAAATCTATCATATCATAAATTGTCAATGGCGTCAATATAAACAGTAATATCAACAAATATCAACAAATCCTTGGTTCTATTAACACTAAAATAACAATCCCCTGGTTCATATTTTAAAAATAAATTTGACACAATGGTAATAATATGATAGAATATCTATTCAAATCCATAGAGTCCGGCCAGACAATATGGTCACCATTATTGGTGCACTCCTCTAGTATTTGTCTAACGCACCTACCAACACATGTTGGTATGGTGCACCTCAGATAAATACATTAACAAATACAAAAGAGACAACGATGGACAGTATAACATCAAACGCAATATTCCTGTCGAAAATATTTGGTGATAGCACAGGATTCTTCACAACAAACCAAACATTCAACTATATACCCTTTACAAAATTAAAAAAGATCGATGCACACTACTACGCAATATGCTCAGTAACCGAGAATAGACGTAAAAACGAGAACTTTAAAGCGCTACACATTCTGGTATGTGATGATATTGGCACTAAAGCATCACCTCCGCCATTAAAACCCAGCTACGTAATCGAGACCAGCCCTAACAACTTCCAGTGGGGATACCGACTAACAACACCAATTAAAGACATCCAATCAGCTAAAGCACTAATCAATCTACTAATAAAAAGCGGATATACCGACCCAGCCGCACACGGCATTGTCAGATTGGTAAGACTGCCATCCGGTACTAACCTTAAGAACGACTTCGAACCACACTTGGTGTCATCCATAGATGACCTTGATATAGCATATACCATAGAAGAGCTAAAACAGATACTGCAACCGGTGTCTAACCCTTCTACACAACTTAAGTCCAAACTCGTAGATTACGACTACGAGCCACCAGAGACAATCACCGCCGGCAATAGAAATTCTGGTATGACGCAACTGTTCGGCCATTACATTGCCACATCTGATAACATAGAGTCAGCAGTATTACGACTGTACGCATACAATCAACAACACTGTGAACCTCCATTAGAGGAGCAAGAGCTACAGACCATCATCGATTCTATATCTAAAAGAGAACAAGAACGCGTTAAGAAGTACGTCGATAACATCTACCACATAATGTCAACCGACACCTGGTATGACTTTACTGATGATATTAACGTAACATCGACCTCACTCAACACACGTTACCTTAAGGAGTTCCCTGGTGGCCGAAATCAGTTACCTAATATAACCAAATGGCTACCTAAGCAACCTAATTACAATGAGGTAGCCGACACAACATGGGCACCATTGCCGTACGGAGACACCAAGCGCACCATACAAGAGGGCAATAAGCTACTCCTCAACACATGGAGTGGGTTTGCTATCACACCCATACCTGGTGATGTCCAACCGTGGTTAGATCAATTGACCCACCTTGTGCCGGAGGAGCACTACCGACGGGCACTGTTGTGGTGGATTGCCTTCACTATAAAGCTACCTCACCTTAAATGCATGTGGCAGCCGATACTCCTTGGTATCTCTGGTGCAGGTAAGGATGCACTGTTCAGGCCTATCGCAACCATACTAGGACGCTCGTTCAAAAGCATCGGTAATAAGGACATTAAGGGAGACTACGACGATGGTCTCTACCAGACCAAGCTGTTACATATCTCAGAAGCGGCAGGACTCAAGGGGCCAGCCATAGAGTTCTATAAGCGCATCACAACGCATGAGTCATCCATCATGCAGATGCTTAATATTAAGTGCGCCGGAAAGGTCTACCAGCGTAACATATGCAATGTCTTGGTAATCACCAACAACCTCGACGCTATGAAGTTCGACAGAGACGAGAGGCGTGCGTTCGTACTCAAGGCGCCGGAAGTCATGTCAGAAGAACAGAAAGTGGCGTACTTCGACAATTGGTTGGAGCGTCAAGGGGCCGAGCACCTGTTCGATTACCTGCTCAATTACGACATGAGTGAGTTCTCACCTGGTATGCGACCTTACAAGACTACTTACTTCAACGAGCTGTTTGATATTACTAGAAGTGATGAGGAGGTTAAATTGGATGAGTTCTTGCAGAATTACGAAGTGGCTAGACCAGAGTTACTGGCTGATGTATTTGGTGGTGATGACAGATACTCAATCAAGACTGTTACATTGTGGCTAGAAATGAATGGGTGGACTCGTTGGGATAGGCATGACTCATCTAAAAAGATACAGAAAACTATTAATGGCGAGAAACACATAAAACCTCGTAATTGGTATGTTAAGAAGAAATGCGAATTCGATGGTTGTAAAGCACCAAAGATGTACGATGAAGTAGAACGCATAGAGAAAATCTTTCAATCTCTATCGAAAAATAAATACTAATATGTCACATATAGAATCAAAAATAAAAAATCATCCATATAATGAAATAATAATTGAAAAATCATTCTAATGATGATAGAATATATCATCATTTGAAAAATTCAAATGATATAAATTTAACCTACAATAGGAGAGCCACCATGGCCCGTAAAAAACAAGATACAACTGAAGCAACTGAAGCAACTGAAGCAACTGAAGCAACTGAAGCAACTGAAGCAACTG